CACAACAAAATGTTGAGTAAGGGCGGTACTAATGCAGATGGGTACAGACTAATGAGTCCTAGTAAGAATCGTAGTCGGAACGGACAGAAACCGAGGAAATAACGTTAGGGGGCATCAACGAAATCAGGAGAACAATTTTGCAGATCATAAAAAATAAAGCTCTGCTGTTGAAATTACATGACCCACAACAAGTCACTACTATTATACCAAAAAGTCGCAAAGTGGATAACAACAATGTCCTAGTAAAGTGGGGCATTGATGAAACTCATGTCCTAAGTAAACTAAATATTAACGTGCCATCACCCATTGAAGGACGTTACGACTGGCCGGGCCAGCATAAACCTTTTAAACATCAAAAAGTTACAGCAGCTTTCTTAACCAAAAACAGAAAAGCTTTTTGTTTTAACGAACAGGGTACGGGCAAAACCGCTTCGGCAATTTGGGCATCTGATTTCCTGATGAAGCAGGGGCGTATAAAGCGTGTGCTGGTTATATGCCCACTCTCAATAATGGATTCCGCATGGCGCAATGATTTGTTTACCTTTGCTATGCACAGAAGTGTGGATGTGGCTTATGGTTCTCCCGAGAAAAGACGCAAGATAATAAAAAACGGTGCTGAATACGTCATCATAAATTATGACGGTGTAGAGATTGTAGCTGATACAATAAAAAAGGAAGGCTTTGATCTTGTAATCGCAGACGAAGCTACTCACTACAAAAATGCTCAGACTAAACGCTGGAAAGTTTTAAATTCTATCTTAGAAGCCAATCATTGGTTGTGGATGTTGACAGGCACACCCGCTGCCCAAAGTCCATTGGATGCTTATGGGCTGGCGAAATTGGTAAATCCTATGGCTGTCCCTCGTTTTTTCGGTTCATTCCGCGATATGGTGATGTACAAGGTATCAACCTTTAAATGGGTGCCAAAGGAAACTGCCACGGAAACTGTGTTTAAGGCACTCCAACCCGCCATACGTTTTACCAAGAAGAACTGTCTGGATCTTCCAGACATGGTTTATGTCAAACGTGAAGTCGAACTTACACGTCAACAGAAAAAATATTATAAGCAACTTAGAGATAGAATGGTTATGCAGGCAGCGGGTGAGGAAATTACTGCCGTTAATGCTGCGGTCAATATGAATAAACTCCTGCAAATAAGTTCTGGTGCGGTATATACCGATGGAGGAGACGCACTGGAGTTTGATATAAAACATAGGTATAAGGTTTTACGCGAAGTCATTGATGAGTCCAGCCAAAAAGTGCTCATCTTTGTCCCTTTCAAACACACTATTAACATCTTATCACGTAAATTAAACTCGGATGGTATCAGCAACGAGATTATTCAGGGTAGTGTCCCAGCTAAGAAGCGGACTGAAATCTTCAAATTATTTCAGGAACAGGATGACCCAAGAGTTCTTGTGCTCCAACCAGCCGCCGCCGCTCATGGTGTGACATTAACTGCCGCCAATACAGTGCTGTGGTGGGGGCCGACAAGCTCCCTTGAAATTTATTCTCAGGCCAATGCTCGGGTGCACAGATCGGGGCAAACACACAAGTGTACGGTTGTGCAATTACAGGGTTCGCTTATAGAGAAACACGTTTACAGGCTGTTAGATAGTAAAATACACATTCACACACAAATTATAGATTTATATAAAGAACTGCTTGACTAGCTCATTTGCTGACATTAGTATGCACTTCCTACCAAGATTTGGGAGAGCAAAATGGGCGACGGGAACGGCGTCGAACTAGAAAAACTAACTAAAGTTTTTTTGAAGATAAAGGCTAGACGCAGTGAGCTATCTGTTCAATTCAAAGAACAAGACGATAATTTAAAAATTCAACAGGATACTATAAAGAAAGCTCTTCTTGACCATTGCAAAGAACACAATGTCGAGAGTGTTAGAACTTCCGAAGGATTGTTTTACAGAACAGTTAGAACGCGATTTTGGACTTCCGATTGGCAGTCAATGTATAAATTTATAACCGAACATGATGTTCCCGAGCTTTTGGAAAAGCGTTTGAACCAGAGTAATGTGAAGCAATTTCTGGAAGAAAATCCCGAGGTTCTACCTATGGGGTTAAATGTGGATTCTGAATATCTCATATCAGTTAGGAAAAAATAATGAATGGCCCATACGTTCCTATTGAAGACTTGGCGCAACATTTTTCAGTTTCAGTGTCCACGATTCGCGGGTGGATAAGACGCAATCAGATTCCAAAGCACACTTATATACGTGTAGGGAACACATATCGATTCTCAATTGACGATGTTTCGGTAGCTTTATCTGCCCCGAAACCGGTTAATCCTAGAAAAGAAGCGTGGGAAGAAGCAAAAATTAAAGAAACAGAAAGATTGGAAGAACTGGACGAACCTGATGAACCTCTTGGTAATATACCTGAAGGGAATTCTACAGGTATTATGACATTGGATACCAAAGAAGATGGGCCGAAGAACGATATCCCCCACGATTTTGACGCAGACGAAGATCTATAAAAACGAATGCCTGAATTTTTAAGACGTCTTAGTATACGTGATAAGAAGTTTAGTGAACTTACGGGCAACAACGAAATAGTTATTAGTCACGAAAATTTTCAGGACATAATAATTATCAACGCAGCCCCTATCTCACGTTCTTATATTATGATCCTGACAAAATAGCTGTACCTATTTGTTGGTCTGCTGATACACAAAGACCTTCAGTGGATGTACCAGACGATCAACGTCAGGCAGCTCGATGCATGGATTGTGTTAATAATATAAGAGGTTCTGGTCACGGAAGCAGTCGGGCCTGCAGATTTTCACAACGTCTAGCTGTCGCTATGGAAGGCCAATTAGATATAATATACCAATTACGTTTACCCGCTACTTCCATTTTTGGTGAACCTAAAGATGGGAAGATGCCCATGCAAGCGTATGCTCGGTTTCTCAGAGAGCATAATAGTCCAGCCGTTACTGTAGTTACCAAGATATATTTTGATACCGACAGTGCCACACCAAAACTCTTTTTCAAACCCAATCGTCCTCTGGAGGATGAGGAATTAAAGATGGTTTCAAAGATGATAGATCATCCTGATACCATAAAATGTATAACTTTGGATTTTACACCGTTGTTTGAAAGTACGAGAACGTCCCCGTTTAAAACAATAGACGGGTTTCAATTTGACAAACAGGAGATGACTCATGGTTGAAACTAACCCAGTTTATATTATTGACGATGTAGAAGCTCTATGGCCGCGCATTAATCGCACGTACAGGTTCGACCAAAAAGAAAGACGGTCAGTACCCTGTGAGCCTTTTGATGATGGTGCTAAATACGAAATTAATTTTAAGATGTCCAAAGCACAGGCCAAGGAACTACGTAAAAATATGGTCGAAGCTTACGATAACAAAGTTGGATCAGAAAAAGATTGGCCTGAAAGTTTTGATAATCCGTTTACCAAAGATGAGGACGGGAATTACATTTATAAGGCCAATTTAAAGGGTGCGTATGGTAAAGATGCTACCAGAAAACCCGTTCAATTTGATACCAAGAATACAAAACTTGGTGATGATTTTCTCTTGACCACAGGTAGCAAGATCAACGTTGCCGTCACATTCACGCCTTATCATGGAAGTATGGGGACAGGTGTGTCTCTACGATTGCGTGCCGTACAGGTTATAAAGTATGTTCCCCTAGAGGCATCTTCACCGTTTGGCACGACTGATGGTTTCGAGGCTTCTGAAGATAATCCATTTGTCCCAACAGAAGCCAAAGGAGAACCAAACGGAGAAATCAAAGAACCCAAGAAAATAGCTAAAAAGTCTACCGTTACTCCGAAATCTAAAGATGCAGAGTTAGATGTTATTATAGATGATTGGGACGATTAGCCTCTACTAATATAAGCCGCGGCTATAGAGCGGAAGTGAGTTGTGAAATAGCCGCGGTTTTCTAGTCTTTGGGTAGAGGAAATGGAAACAAAAGAATTTTTACAGAACGCATTAGGGGAAGATGGTCTCTATTGTATTTTTGCATCGCGTGGGTCTGATGATCGAAGGGTGCAAAAATTTTATGATTCCATAGACACTTTACTTAACACAGCTCGCAAATTAGACAGGAATGGTTTTGACACATATTTTGCGTTGGCTACGTTTAAAGAAACAGGTTCACGTAAAGTAAACAACGTCAAACAACTTAGGTCGTTTTTCCTAGATCTTGATTGCGGCCCCAGCAAAGATTACCAAAACCAAGACGAAGCTATTGCTGCGTTAAAAATTTTCTGTAAGCAATTATCGTTACCCAAACCGCTCTTAATTAATTCCGGGCGCGGGGTGCACGTATATTGGTTTTTGTCGCAACCTATTGATTTAAAAGACTGGCTACCTGTTGCGGGACACATTAAACGTTTATGCTCAAAATATAACTTATTAGCAGATCCAGCAGTTACATCTGATGCAGCGCGAGTATTGCGTATACCGGAAACTCATAATTATAAATCAGACCCACCACACGATGTAACGCATTTTGGTACAGGTATTATTAAACCTATAGATTTCGATGTGTTCGTTGAATATTTTAGCGATGATCCGATACCAGTTCCTACAAAACATATTCCTTCAAACAGCAATGCAGTCATGGACGCGTTGCTTGGTAACAGAAAAAATATGTTCAAGGATATTGTTTTAAAAACCCGTGGGGGCGACGGGTGCAATCAGATACGAAATATAATAACTAATCAGGCAGATATAAGTGAGCCATTATGGAGGGCAGGATTATCCATAGCCAAATTTTGTGAGGATGGGGAAAAAGCCGCGCGTATTATGTCCGAAGATCATCCCGAATATACTGCACGGGATACAACAAAGAAAATGGATCTTATAAAAGGGCCGTATCTATGTGTAACTTTTGATGAATTTAACCCTGATGTGTGTAGAGAGTGTCCCAATTGGGGGAAAATAAAGTCCCCAATAAATCTTGGTAATAGAATAAAAGAAGCCACGGAAGAAGATAATGTGGTAGAGGCTCCATCTATTGATTTACCTGATTCACCTGTCAACACGTATACTATACCAGCTTACCCAGCCCCATATTTTAGAGGGGCCAATGGTGGTATTTACATACGAGTAACGCAGAAAGACGGGGAAGTTGGTGAAAAACTTATATACCATAATGACTTATATGTAGTACGACGTTTATGGGACAGTGAAATTGGGGAAGCTGTGGTAATGAGGCTTCATTTACCACATGACGGTGTACGAGAATTTACCTTACCGTTAGCAGTAGTTAATTCACGTGAAGAATTCCGTAAAGATATGTCTAAGTATGGTGTTGCCATAAACAAGATGGATGAAATAATGCAGTATACAACAACATGGGTTAATGAATTGCAGGCCAACAGTGTAGCAGATGAAGCTCACAAACAATTCGGTTGGACAGATGATGATTGCACATCATTTATATTAGGAAATCAGGAAATATTTAAAGACAAGATAGAATTTAATCCACCTTCCACACAAACAGTTGGTCTATTTCCCGCTTTTGAACCAAAAGGTACACTAGAAGGTTGGAAAAATACGATAGAATTCTACAACAGAGATGAGTTCGAGTTACATCAATTTGTCGTAGGTTCATCTTTCGGTTCTGTTCTTATGAATTTTTCTCCTGTGAATTGTGCAGCATTACATTTGCACAGTAAAGATTCAGGAGTAGGTAAAACTACTGCAATGGAAGCAGCAGTCTCAGTATGGGGTAGACCAAAAGATCTTGTGCTGGACGAAAATGATACACACAACATAAAAATGCATAGAGGAGAGATATACCATAATCTTCCCTTGTACCTAGACGAACTTACCAACGCTAAAGCTAATGAGTTAAGTAATCTGGCGTATCAATTAACAGGTGGTAAGCAACGGGGGCGTATGGCTAGTGGTGGTAACGTCGAAAGATATCGTGGTGATGCATGGCAATTGCTAGCTGTAACTACCGCAAATGCAAGCATAATTGAACGTGTGAGTATGGCTAAAGCAATGCCGAAAGCAGAAGCACAACGCATATTGGAAGTGAAGGTTGATCGTCTGTTTGATGAAGTAAGAGATAAAAAAATACAGGATGATTTTAGAATCGCTGTACATAGTAACTATGGTCATGCGGGTAAGATATACATTCAATATGTGATGAATAATTTAGATGGCATCAAAAAATTAGTGGGTGAGATACGTAACAAAGTTGACACTGAAGCAGCTCTTACGTCCGAGAATAGATTTTGGTCTGCATTTGTTACTAACACTATGGCAGGGTTGGTCGTAGCCAAACGTGCTGGTCTTATAAAATACAACATAGGTAATATATTCAAATGGGCCATAAAGATGGTCAAAGATAATAAACATTATGTATCGGATATGAATGCATCCGTTGAGGAAGTTCTTAACGATTACATCCACGAGCACTGGAGCAATGTATTATGGATAAAAAGTACGGATGATTTGCGGAGGCAAAACAATAACGGGATAGATTCTCTCATAGTACCGGATGCTATCCCACGGGGTAAATTAGTTGCTCGATATGAGACCGACCTGAAGAAAGCCTACTTAGTGCCGAAACCTCTCAGGATATGGTGTGGCGAACAACAAATAAATTACGCTGCATTTCTACAGGATCTAATGACGAAACTGGGTGCTACCAAAGCAAAAGTACGTCTAAGCAAAGGTACTCATATGCAACTACCACCCACAGATGTCATAGTTGTCAGTTGCGCTATTGAGGGTGAAGATGAAGCAGGGGGTACTAAGGAAGGATGATCTAAACCCTGATGGGGTGCGGATTATAGTGAAATGGGATGATATGGTAACAGGTTCTTCTGTGTTTATACCGTGCATAAACACTCAGGAAGCAATGCGCCAATCCGCTAAGATATTGGTAGATAAGGATTATAAAACAGAGGCGAGAGTTGTTATAGAAAATAAAATATTAGGGGTTCGCATTTGGAGAACGGTGTGATAGCATTAAATAGATGGTCACCTCCCTGACTGTCGTTCTCCTACTTGGCCCCTGCCACCCTCCCGGCAGGGGTCTTTTTTAAGATATCCATCCCGGGTCGTCGGACCACCAATCGTAAACGGGAGAACGATTAAAATAATCTTCTTTAAGGAGACCATGTAAACCTTTAGATATCTGCACACCATGTTGCATAGTAAGGGCGGCGTTCGCATGTGATCTCATAGAGGTTATTACGGTTTTACCTGTTATCACAACGCCTTTGTAAGGATGTTTCTTACTAAACGCTTCCATTTCGGCTCCTAACTCCCTTGCTCCACTATAATCACCTCTACTGACAGCTACCCAGTATTTACGTAATAAATCAGTGCGTTTATCAATTATTTCCTTATTTATCCCTTTCTTAATCAGATTCTCTTCCAAGCTGTCGGTGGTCCTGCATTTAGTGTAGGAAAACAGTTTTATACTGGCGCAAGACGGGCAATAGACGGTGAGGTTTGGCGAGGTACGGAAAGTATGTTGCCTTCGGCAGCACGTAATCTAATGAAAACGTACCGCTATTCACCGTGGGGAGAGGATGGCATAAGAACACAACGTTATGATCCCATATACGACGATGTTACCTATGGTAATCTGATTATGCAGGGTCTTGGTTTCCCGCCCTCTGAGTATACCCGCAGATTGGAAGAGAATCTGATTAAGAAAGGGATAAATAAGGAAATAATTGATAAACGCACTGATTTATTACGTAAATACT